CAGATACGGTCACAGTCACAGGAGCCACACCCAAGGTGTAGGTCAAACCTGTTGGTGTACCTGCGGTAGTCACAACCGCTGCGCCTGCCGTTGTGGTCAGAGTCGCAGAAGTCGCCGTTACAGCGGTCAGAACGTAGGTCGTTGGGTCTGTGTAACCAGTGATGCTACCCGTGCCACCGAAAGTGCCAGAGATAGTCAAACGCTGACCATTAACCAAACCAGCTTGCGAAGCAAAAGTGATTTGACCACCAGTACCAGCAATAACAACGGTAGACAAAGTGGCAACAGCGGCAGTTGCAGTCGTTACCCGAACACCGCGAGGCACATCAAGAGATAAAGCAGAAGTACCACCGGCTGTAGTGACTGACCTTACATTAGTTCCAGCCGTTAAGGTCAATGTACCAGCGACGGTCGGAGTTTGTGCGGCGGCAATGTTGTTTGCAACAGCAGCTTGAGGAACCACATCCCACACATAGATGCGACCCACAGGGCCAACACCAAGACTCATTGGGGACGGATTGTCGAAGGGCTCTAAGTCATGCAAAGTCAACGCAACAGTATTTGCGATGTTGATTGCTTGATTAAGAATATAAGTACCAGCGCCACCAGTACCAGTGCCAAAGGCAGAGATAAAAGTACCGTCGGTTACGCCAGCACCGTCAACAAACATACCAACCACGATTGGAGCACCAAAGCCCACAGAAGTGATTGTCAAAGTTGTGGAAGAAACGCCACCCGTACCACCAATTGCGGTAGTAGAGTAATTGCGTAAACCCGTGCCCATGTATGTCTGGGCAGAACCTAGAAACAGGTCATCTGAAAACTGAGGCATCGTCTTCTCCTTGAAAAGCTTGACGAATTACAAAATGGGGTGGAGTTCAACTCCACCCCCCACTTCTTAAACGCCCGGTGTACCGAAAGCGCAACGAGGATCGGTAAAGCCGATGTCGTAACGCTCGGTCGCCTTGTAGCGCATTGTGTCTGTTTCGAAGTCACCTTCCATGGTCTTCTCCAGACGACGACGCATCAGCAGCTTGAATCCTTCTGGTGCATCAGTCTGAACCCACCATGCGGTGCTCGAAGTCAGACGCGACAGAACTGCAGCGCCTTCGTCCAGCAAGCCAATCGATTTGATTGGGTTGATGTCGTTGTTAGCGCCACCGGTACGCAGAACCGACTTCAGCAGAACTTCAGCTTGGAAGATGTTGCCCGGAGCCACGATCAGTTGACGTGGGACCAAACGAATCTTCTTGCCGTTGTTGTCCACCGCTTGACGAATCTGGATCAGCATCTGTTCCAGAGAAGTCTGCGACAGAACAGCAGCAGTCGTCAGTTGGTTGCTGAAAGTGCCGTTCACGATTGGGTGAGCCGTGCTAACCAGCGACACGCCATCACCACCCGGGAAGGCAGCGTTGAAGGCTGTGTTCAACACGTTTGCTGCCAACAGTTCTTTGGTTTCAACCAGAGACTGTGCCAGATGGCGTGCATACACTTGACCGATACGGATGTGGTCGCCGTCTTCCACCAACACTTTGGTCAAGGCAAATGCCAGACCATATACCCGGTACAGGTAACGCTTGAGGAAGAGCACGCCACCTTGCTGATAGGTCACCGGAGTGCCATCAGGCAATTGAGGCGCTGCGCCGAAACCGTATAGGACCGGCTCTTCATGGTAGTTACGAGGAATGCCGTCTTCTTCACGGAACACGCGGCTCCATTCGTCGGCACGTTGATCATAGACTCCGTCGAAGCATTCGTTGAGGATAGGTTCAACGATCGAACGGAAGTCCGTACTTCTCATTGGTGCGGCCATGTCTTACTCCTTGGCTAGTTAGGCAATCGCGGTGACAGCACCGAAGAATTGCGAGTTAGCACATACGACGCGCACGATAGTGAATGCGTCGCCCCAGTCGTTGCCCGGATAAGGAGCAATGTCAACAACACGCATTTGACCTTGGTTGCCATTGCCAACTGCGCTGGCGCTGTTCAGTGTGCACTGAGACAGACCAGTAACAGTCGAGCCGGCGGTCAAATTGTTGAAGTTGTACTCGTTACCAATCGTGGTCTGAGCCATCGAGCCGTCAGCCTGAATTTCATAAACGATGTTTTGATCGTTGTAGAAATAGGCAACGCACGAACCTGCGGTGTACGCAGTGTTGGCAGGCCAAGTATTGGAAACGCGTGCACGGCCAGTGGTATCAGTAAACTGAACACCAGCAAAAGCACCTACCCAAGCGCCAGTAGTGGCCGCTGGGACAATAGTGCCAAGAGTACCGCCGATGGCGGTGGTTTGATATCGGACAGGCTGACCTTTGAAAATGTCAGTGTTGTAGCCCGAAGGAATACCGCCAGCAAGCGCCTGTGCGCGGTCCAGACCAGAGGGATGGAACGCAGGACGCAGGCCGAACGGAGCAGAGGTTGCACTCATGTTAACTCCTTAGTTACCCTGCAAATACAGGGGTTCGGTTTGGTTGCGATTCAATAGAGCCAATACCTTCGCCTTCGACTTGCAACAACGATTTGCCATGACTGTCGCGCTGACCTTGGAGATTTTCCACTTGGACACGAATCTTCTCAGCTTCTTCACGCGGCTTCTCGTGATGCTGATAGAGCATGACCTCTTGGTAAATATCCATGGGAAGTTTGAACAGGAGCATCTCGTTACAAGAGATGTAGCCAACATGTTCTCCCGACTTCACGCGATAGTCTTCATAGCCGGGTAACTCGTCCGCTTTCACGGGAACGTACCCAAGGCGCATCCGCTTATCGATGCTATCGTAGCTGTTGGTTGTTGAAAGCCAGCAAAGATGCCACCCGTCAATGTCGGGCAGTTTTGGCAATGCTGATTGCGTCCATTCCTCGCTCCACATCCTGCGACGTTCCTGCGTAGAAATGAACTTTTCTTCCGGAGCCATATGGCCTGCTTCCCCGTTAGTACGGTCTTGGCGACCACCGGTTCCGAGAGATTTTTTGAGACGTGATTCCATGGTGTTTTCCCCTTAGATTAGTTGCGGACGCCGTTCGCACGGTCGTAAGCGATGAACTGTTTGATCATTCGTGCTTTGCGCTCTGGATTGTCCCAAGCACCGACTTCTTTCATTGCCTTCACCCGATCGGGCGAAAGAATAAACTGGGAGCGGTTAGTGCCCCCATAAGCTGCCGATGCTTCTCGTCCTGAGCTTCCCACAACATTCCTTGGTCGTCTGACACCACGGGATTCGTCGTCATTAGAGTCATTGTAGCGGTGTGGTAGTTCTTTTTGCAAACGGGCATCCAACTCGTCCCAGTAGTCGTCCTCCTCTGGGTCCCAACCCTGTGCGCTCAGTAACTCGTCCATCTTCTTAGCGACCCGGCTGTCAGGATCGCTCGACTGCGGGTTGTACCAAGAATTACGACGCATCCACTGAGTGGCCAATCTCGCGACACGCTCATTTTGCTCCGGTGCCGGGGCCTGCTGGCGATTTTGGCTTAACTCACGATCTGCCTGATTGCGCAGTTGGGTGAGATTTTTAACTTCCTCTTGGACATTCTGCAAAAGCATGGTCGCCTCGACCACCGTCTGCCCATCTTGGTTCTGACTTGCCTCCGCCAGCTTCATTTTGGCGTACTCAAGCCTGACTTGAGCGTCCTCAATGCTCTTATCAATGCGAGTTAGCTGCTCGGCCTTGGTATTGCGCTTCAACTGAGCAATATCGCGCTTCATTTCCTCGTTTTCGCGCTGGAGTTGCACGAGTCGAGCGTCTTTTTCCTGATTTGTCTTGCGAATCAGGTCCTTTTTGGCCCGGCGACGGTTCCGTTTAGCCTGTCGAAGCTCTTCGTTGTCGTTCGGGTCGTCAGAATCTTCATCTTGAGCCACACCACCACTGTTTTTTGCCTGCAAATCACTGGGATCGCCCTCTTGAACGTCATCTAGCAGCATGTTTTCAGGCAAATCGACCATAGCGGAGCCGTCTTGCGCCTCCATCACGGCGATGTCGTCGTTTTTTTCGTTTGGATCAGCCATTTTCTACCCCTTAAACGTAAGCTTTGAAAGAAAGTGGGTTGCCTGTGACCTTGGCGATCAGTTCGTGATCGTTCAGAGTCATAAAAAGCACCGGGTCTTCAATGTCGTCATCACCGGGAACACGAATTTCCCAGCGATCGCCACCCCATTTGGGCACTCGAACGTAATCTCCGACCTCAGCCCATGTGCCTTCCGCCCACGGCTCCATCGTGTCTCGGTTCTTAAATGCCAAAGGGCCTAGCGCCACGACCTTGCCGATCATGTTTTGCCACTTCTCAGTCTCTTTGGTTTCTTCCACAAGGATGATTCCAGCACTCGTAGCCTTCTTCTTGATGCGGCGTAACTGAATGATCACGCGCCCACCAAAAGGTCTCATGCCGGGTTTGACGTTCGGGAATGCCCAAACCATTTCTTGGGGATCAGGGATATCGTCTGGTGCCTCAAATGCGACGATTTTTTTTGCTTCACTCACAGCTTTCTCCTTAACGCCATATCTCAGGCGCATATGTCGCGCTTTGCAGCGCATTAATGAGCTAGTCAGTCTTGATTTCGCTCCTCGTCCAGCATGCTGTCGATGATGTCCAAGACGGCCTGCATGCCTTGGTGCTCACCAACCATCCGCTGGTATGCCTCCCAAGTCACAGGCATCCCTACTGCTAGGGAAACCTGCAACTCAGACTGGCGGACTTTGATCCGATGGATCACTTGGTCAATCATTTCTTCTTCTTAACGTGAGACAAACCGCCAGCAGGCTTACCAGTGTTTTTGGTAGGCATCGGTTGGCCTTTAGCTTTGAGCGAGGTGCCGTCCAGTTTTGCGCCCATCGCTAGGCGTGCGTGGTAACGGACATCTTCGCCCATCTGTTCCTTGTCAGATGTCGACATTTCAGACTCCTCCTATGGGTGGTGTGGGAGCAGCATTGTCTGCTGCCATGGGTTCAGGAGCGCCCATTTCGGGAGCTTCTGGGGCTGCTGCCTGAGCCGTCTGTTGGATCGCCTCGTGCGTCAGCTTTGCGTTCTCGATGGCAATCTTTGTCTGATTGTCAACGATGTGCTCTTGCATATCCTTGGCCAGCTTCTCCTTGGCCAGTTGGACATCAGCCTGATCTTTCTGCGCCTTGCGCTGAGTTTCAGCCATGCTGGTTTCTTTGACCACCTGTGCGTCAGGCGGCAGCATAGGCGTCTGTGCCTTGCGCTGATTCGCCATTTGAATCAAGGCTTGGAACGCCGGTGCGAACTCCGCAAACACATCTTGCGTGTCCATCATGACGTGCGCACCCACCGCCGTGTACATCTTGTCGATGGTCGGGGTCAGGTGAGGATCGCTGTAGTTGTCCACCGGCTTGCCTGTTGACTGCTCTACATAACCGTTCGAGCGGTTCAGATACCACAGCATCATGTGCTGCTTGACGTGCTCGATCAGGTTGTTCAGGTAGCTCGGGTCGGCAAATGGCGACTGGCCAAAGAATGGATTCATCGCGAACTGCAGGTGATCCTGAATGTGCGCGATATGGTCCTGTACAAGGTATGCATACGCAGGCTGGCCAATCAGCATCGCGGCGTTTTCTTCCGTCGACGTGCGCTGCTCTGGTGCCGGGGTGTCTTTCATCAGTTCATTAATGTTTGGCACCTTCATCTGCTTCAGGACCCGAGCCAGCACTGCGCTCATGTTGAACTGGTCTGGATGTTTGTCCGCCAACGCCAGCACGGCCTGCATCTGAGCCATGCGCTGCGTCTCAGAGAAGATGTGCGGATCGCTGACCGGCACCACGTCGGTGTTCTTGGCAAAGTCCTCGCGGCTGATCTCGAGATCAGCGATGATGTCCGACTTCTGCATGTCGTCGAAGTACCAGCGATTCAACCGGCACAACACCTTCAACACACGCGCCTGCGAATCGTGCAGGCGGGCATGAATTGCCGAGAACACCGCGGCACCCTGCTCAATCAGCGCCTGCGTTGTGCCCACTGGAGCGTTTGAAGTCACGTCAGCGATTTTCTCTTCGCTTGTAGTCACCACGCCCTTAGCAGCGTTATCCAGCCAGCCTAGCAGTTCCATCAGCACTGGCGACGGCGGATTGAACGGCATTGGCATAGCGATCTGACGGATGTCGTTTACCCCCGGAGCGCCTTCAATCTCAACGATCTGCGTGACATCAACCTGCTGGCTCTGACCGCTGATCTTTGCTCCTTTGAGCTTGAGCATAGTCGCAGCATTATTGATATGGGCAGAGTCAAGCAGAGCACGCAGAGAGCCAGTAAGAGCCGCGCTGAGACCTCCAATGAGGTGAGGAAGACCAATCGCATATGCGCCCCTCCATGGAATAAATTTGAACTCCACGACCCAGTCCAGCTTGGTCATGGTCTCGTCCGACTCTTCCCAGTTCCGATACAGCCCGACCACCTCTTGGTCTAACTCATCGATCATCAGGATGTACGGTGCACTCTTGCCCTTGGTCTCTTTGTCGTCTTCGAGCTCGAGCCATGTGTAGATGTGGTAAACCTTGCGCAGGCCGTCTTTGTTGTTCTCGTACTGCTTACCCTCAACTTTGTTGTTCGCCTTCTCTACCTTGTTTTGCTCAAGGCTCATCGTGGCTTTGACATAGCTAATGTCGCGGTACATGCCTGAACGAATCCGACGCTCGAACTCGTAGCTCGTAATCTCGTGCACCTCAGCGGCACGCTGCGCGGTATAGAAGTTTGTCGCAGCGAACGGCAAGATCACCCGGTCGATCGGCAGGAACTCCACTACGGGCCGTCTTTTCTCTTCGTCAAACCACAGCTTGAAGTACTGCGACCCGCCCAACGGCAACTGCGTCAGCATCTGCTCTTGCTCGTCGCGGAACTCTTCGATCTGCTCAGTAATCTGCCAGTTCAAGAAATCACGCTTGCGCTCGGACGTGTCTGACTTCAAATCAGTCATCTTGCCTAAGACCTTCGTCTTGACGGGGCCGTCCGGTGGGAACAATTCCTTAATCGCTCGAGCCGCAAAGTCAACGCAGCCCTCAGCCATCGCTGGGTGCACTACCTTGCTGGCACCCATGAACGTCGCGCCACCCGGAGCATCGTTGCCCATGCCGGTACGACGAATGCCCTCTTCGTACTGCTTATCGCGCAGGCTGCGGGCCTCCTTGTCCGACTCGAGCAAATCCAAGTAACGCGTCGAGATATCAGACAGCGCACCCGCATCAATAACATCGGCAAGGTTGTCGTAGAAGTCTGGATTGAACTCAGGGCCATCATCTAGGTTGATGACGGCTGACCCATCGGGCAGTTCTTCCGACTCAATATCGGGCAGGTCAACGACAGCAGAGCCGTCGTCCTGTTCTTCGATCGGGTATTCGTCTTGGTTCATCTCATCCATCATTTAGCCCTTTTGGTCATCATTTCATGACGCATCGTGTCGATGTCTTTGTGCATCACCACGGCCTTCTTGCCCGCGGGTTTGCTTTCCTTGCGGTCCTCATCCTCACCCAAGCGCTTCGCCAAGTGACGCTGCGCTGCTAAGTTCTGCTCAGGGAACGCATGGTAATCGTCTTCCTCAAACCCATGGTGACGAGTCACGGCACCACCGCTGGCCAAGAACTTCAGTGGCTGCGGTGCTGCGTATTCGCGACCGCGGGCTTTCTCTTGATCTTCTGGACGATCGATCTCGTACTCGCCTTTGTTCTGCTGCGCGTGCTTGATGTGCGCTTCGCTCACGTTGTGCGTAAACGAAGTCTCGTGCCCAAGGTTGCTCGTCGACTCGGTCGGGGTCGTCATCAGGATGTGGCCTGCTTCCTTGCCGTTCTTTGTCTTGAAACGCTTCTTAGGCAAGAAATCGGTGTCCTTGAACCGCGAATCCGTCGGGATCATGTGATCTACAGTTCTCGTCTCACCGGTTTCTTTGTCCTTCTTGCGCTCTGGGACGTTGACTAACCGTGGATGCAGGATGTGCTGCTTCTGGTAGTCGTAACGGCGACCGTTAACAGTCGTGTGGCCATAGTGAGCTTTGTCCGGGCTCGTAGGCTTGCCATCCGGCCCGTAGTGCCCCTCTTCACCTTCATCCTTCTCATCAGCCGACAACTCGTGCTGCTCACGCCCCGTCGACCAATACTTCGCATGGGTGATGTACTTCTCCATGCTCTTAGCCAGTGGCGATCCACGCTTCACGTCTGTGACCATGTACGAGCCCTTCGGTGGCGTCTTGTTGCCCTGCTCGTTCCTAAAGTCGTCACCGCTAGCGCTCGTGGCCGTGATCGTGTTACGCACACGCTGCTTGTCACGTCCAATGTTCTCGCTCACCTCGCGACCGTGCTTGACCTTCGGGCCGACGTTCGAGTGCGTGACGTGGTAACCGTTCTCTGGGTCGTGCAGTTCGTTCGTCTTGCCATACGAGTTGGCAACGATGCCGGGCTTGCCCTCAGCCTTGCGCTGCTCGTTCAAGTGACGAATGACATGGCGCGATGACACGTCAGTCTCATCAACCACGTTCGGACGGAATAGCGTGCGCTCATCGTTTTTGTCTGCTTTCTTTGCAGCATCGCGAAGTGAGCTAGTGTGAGCCAGTATCCAGTCACGCGTCATCGCCGGGTCGTGCTTGGCTTGCTCATGACATGCCCGGCGTACTGCTGCGTGGACATACTGCGACTCGGCGTTGGGCGCAAAGCATGTGCCGCGACTCGTATCAATAATGCCCTTTGCATCTTTACCGCCACCGCAGCCTTCGGTCTGTCCCGGGCAAGTGTTGATGATGTGGTGCTTCTCATTCTCGCCGTGGCCGCTCGTGTACAGCGCATGGCCTGCAACGCCCTTCGATGCGTAGCCAACGTGCGCCCGGCCTTCCTCGTCATGCTCATGGCGAACCGTGTCGAGCTTCTCACTCTCGTCCAGCGTGTTCGATGACTTGCCGATGTGCTTGGCTGCACGCAGACGTGCTGTTGCTTCCTTTTCCGCTGCTAATTGTTCTTTGAGCGGCTTTTTGAAATGATCTTCCAACGTCTGTTTGTGAATCGCACCCATCTTGCCGATCGATAGTGGTTCACGATTTTCAGGGCCATACACGTCGGCACGCGCTTTGTTGATCTCTTTCATCCCAGCGACAGTGACTAGCTTGCCGGTCTTTTTTGATATCCAGCTACGGCCATGCCACATGTGATGCGGCACCACGATGCCAGTCACGCCACCGGGGCCTTCCGCCTTGATCGTCATGCGCTTCGACGAGGCTGGCACCTCTTCACCGTCTTCATCCACTTGCGGCTTGGCAGCGCGTTTGGGTTTTTTCTCAGCCAATTCCTGCTTCATCTCGTCAACTGTCTTGGCCGATCCGCCCTTAGCCATCGCAGGCATCTTCGTAGGCTGCATCGCATTCAGCGCCCGACCCTGCGGCAGCATGCTCAGGATGTTGCTAGGCGGCTGCGGCAGCGGACCCGACGGTGGGAACGCGTTCGGCCCCGGTGGGTTGCCAAAGCCAGTCGGCATCGGGCTCGGCTGCGCTCCCGGCATCTGACCCTCTGGCCCACCCTGTGGCGGCTGACCCGGCACGCCCGGCTGACCCGGCGCTGTCCCGGGTAACGCTGGCATCATCTGCTGACCGGGCACCTCGTGGCTCATGTCCACACCACCAGCGTGCATCACACCAGCCCGTAGATTCGGCGGCATGTAGACCTTGCGATCCATCTCGGTCGCCTCGTTCACGCCGACGTTCTTTAGCGCAATTGGGCTCTGCTGCATCAGCGCCATTCTCATCTCAGCCAGTGTTGGCATAGCTTCTCCTTGATTTACATTCCCGCCAGACGCCTTGTGAACGATACCGCCGTACTCATAAGACTGGCCTTTCTTAACCGCCTCTACCATGCTCGGCACGATGTCGATGTAGTGCACAAGGTCGCCGTTCGCTAGTTGCGTCTGGCCGATCTTGCCACCGTGCTGCTTGGCATATTTGTCGAGGAAGTTCTTGTACACGTTGTCGTACCAGTGTTCCATGCCCTTGCGCTGGTCTTCAGTGTATCGCTTGGTCTGCGTCTCGCCCGTCGCTAGATACAGGCGCTTCATGCCAGTGTCCGCGGCCTCTTTAATCGCACGTTTCAACCCAAGTTGATGCCAATTGTCTTTAAACGGCGCTTCGGGCACGCCCTCTTGCACTTGCTGCAAATACGAAGACCTGAAGTTCCGATAATCGTCCGGGGATAGGTTTTCCCACTCGTCACGGGTCAGATTGAAGTACTCACGCATGCCGTCTTCAGTGACCTTCAAATTCTTGCCGTAGCCGATCTTCGCGCCGTCTTGATGCCAGTCCGACTGCAACTCATCGATGAGCAAACCACGCTTGCCATCTCTGTCGCCATGGTCCGCCACGCGCAGGTGGAACAGCACGTTGGGCTGCGCTCCATGGTGCATCTCATTCATGAAGTTCTTGCCCGATTCGTTCTTCGGTAGCACGACGCGAATCTCGCGGTAGTTGTCACCGCCCGGGGTGTTGTACTCAGGATGCACATCGGGGCCGAACATCGCCGGTTGCGCCAACGACAGTCTCTCCTTCGCACCTTCAAGACTTTTCTCCATTGATGCCAGCTTGCGCTTGTACTCGTGCATCATCGGGCTATCTGGCGCGGTGTAAATTAAACGCTCGATGTTGTCGCGCATCTGCTGGATGCCGCTTTTGTAGTAGCTCACGCTCTGCTCGAGCCCGCTGGCTGTGTTGCTGTACTCCGAGTCCTCTTCATAAGGTCGACGTACTGTCTCGCGCAACGGTATGCGGTTCTTCTGTACGCGCTGGACGATATCCTCTTGATTCACGCTCGGCTGCGTCGCCAGATCATCAAGCCCAAGTTCCGCCAGCCGCTGATCATTCACGCCCGGCGTCTTCTTCAGGTCAGAGATAAACGCATTGCCTGCGCCACGCTTGCGGTTCAGACTGAGCGCCGCCTTCTCGACCGGGTTGAAGAATCCCACCTTGTTCACGTCAGGCTGGCCACCGGTCGCTAGTGCCAGCTTCATCTCGGCCAACGATGGCGTGCCACCACTCGCCTTGCGCTGCGGATAGTTCACATGCTCTTCGGCCATCCACTCTTCAGGGCCAACCGAGCCGCCGCCTGCGAATCCGAATTCCTTTTTCTTGAACGGCTGCTCTCGCGGCAGATCAGACAGGCCCGCAGCGTTGTTGATGCGCTCGACCTCTTTGTCAGTCAGCACGCGGTTTACCTTCATCGACCCGCCAATCAGCCAGTTGCCCGTCATGTTCGGGTTCGTTTTGTACCGGTAGTGCCCGCCGTGCGGTATCTGGTCAGTGATGTGCGCCTTGACAGGCACCAGCTTGCCCTGCGCGTTCGTGCCGCGCTTGTTCGCCTCTGTCTGCCAGTCCACGTCATCGGGCATCTCGACTTCGGCCCATGCATGGTTCGCAGGCCGGCGGTCCGGGGCCGTCAGGCTCGAGTCCGACTTCTCACCGATGTGCGTCGCGATCGGTAGGTCGCCAGCATGCCAGCCGGGACGGTAGGCCAGCGACCCGATCTTCGACTTGACCTTGCCATCCTTCATCTCGCCTTCTTTGGCGTCGACCCACTTGCCCATCTCAACAGGCGTGTTCGCGTCAACGAACAGGGGAAACAGTTTGCCGGGGTGATCTTTGTGAACGCGGAAAAGTTTGTACGCCTTGACGGTCTTGGTAGGCTCTTTGACCTTGCCGCCCTTAGCCGCGTGCACAGGCGTGCCGGACATTAGCTCATGACGCATCTGGTCTATCGATATATCGTTCATCGCCGCATTATGCTCCGAGGTCAATGGGTCGGTCTACCGGGCAGTCTGGGCACCGACCGTCGCCCTGACATACTCCCAACTGGTCACAACTCTTCTTGAGCTTTGCGCCACCGCACCCAGTCTCTGAGCATCTGCACGGCCTGCTGCTCCCAGATTTCGCCACCGGGCACGGCGACGACTTCGAATCGATTCCGGCACATCGTGGTCCTGACTCCGTCGTGATGGACGACTCGCTTGTAATCTTCTTCCTTATCATCCATCTCGATCCTCATGCTGAGTACGGGTTCTCGCGGCTGCGCTGGTTGTATATCTCTGCGTCGGTAATGTCTTCCTGATCCAAGTCTTCCCGCGGCGGCGCATCGATGCTAATCCACCCGGCGTCGCGCAAATACCGCAGGCCCTGACTGATGCAGTCGACGTACTCGTCGTGCGTCGTGTTCGGGAACGAGCATATCTGGCTCACCATGCCCTCAGCCCAGTCCCGGACGAACCCGGCTCGCTTGCCGCTCTCAGGCACCCAGACGCGCCCGGCTTTGATGATGTTGGCCACGATCGATAGGCGCTGCGTCTTGTCCGCCTTCCCGGGGTTGTAGGCGTGCACCGGGATGTGCGCCCGCTGCAAGTCCTGAATCAGGCTGATGCCGGCGCTCTTGTCTTCCACCAGGACCATGTCGACCAGCTTGCGGGCCTTGCCCTCGCCGTACACCGTCTCGTACTCGTTGATCACCTTGGGGCGCAGGTCGGGGTACTGCAGATGCTCGTTCCAGCAGTCCAGCACCATCACCGACATGCCGCCATCAAGCGGCTTGAAAACTCCGAGCGTGATGCAGCCACTTGGGTCGTTGTAGGTCTTGTCGCTCGTCGCGCAGTCGTAGCTCTGGAGAACGAATTCCAGCTTCGGGAAGCTTTTGTGATTCGGCCACAGACGGAACCATTCTCTTTTGACAATGCCGCCCTCTTCCGGGTCGATGATCTCAGCGTGTATCTCTTGGCGACCGAGATCGCTCCCCTCGTACTGAAGGATTTGCTTCTGGAACGACGCGGCCAGATTGCCGACGTTGACATAGGTCGACGCCTTCGTGATCACCACGTCGTCGTTCTCGCGCCCGATCAACTCGATGATTAAGGGCTTGGGCTTCGGGGTGGTCGAGACGATGATCTTGGTGCGGAAGTCCGGGTACTTATCCTCCGGCAGCTTCAGACGCACCGCGAACTGGATCATATCCCACGAGTCTTGCAAGTAATCCCACGCGGCCAACTCATCAAGCCACGCGCCGTGCCACTGGCCACCGCGGAAGCGCTCGGGCTCCGATGCCGGGATGCCTTTGATGAACGACCCGTTGATCAGCTTCAACTCGTGCAGGCTCTTGTTGTAGTCGGCGATCAGTTCCTGCGGAATGACATTGAGCAAGCCGCTATCGCCTTCAAACATGGTCCCACGAACGTCACCGCTCGTCGGGCCGCTACAGAGCCAGCGCGTGCCCGGATATTCCCACGCCCATGCACCCAAGTTTTCAGCAGACGCCCGAGTCTTGCCTGCGCCCCGCCCCGCAAGCATTAAGAAAATCGACCACCAGTCACCCGGCGGCTCGATCTGGTGCTTGTATGCCTTCTGTAGCCAGTTTAGCTGCCAGTTGATTGCGGCCTGCTGCGCAGCCGGCAGGCGCGAGAACTCACGCTCGAGATCGGGGTCGTCTAGTACTTGATCGATGGCGCCCATGTTTGTCTGGTCGTTAATATGTTGATACTAATCCGATTAGTATCAGAGTTTTAACATTACTCTGACTGCCGCTGAAGCTTCAGGTTCTTCAGTAGTTCGCCAAACACGTTGACGTGCACGTCGACCTCGAGCGGGCTGTCCTTGTCGCCGGCCAACTCGGTCCTCGCAAGCTTCGGGATGTGGTACTCCACCACGCTCTGGAACATGTCGAACGCCTTAGCCGGGTTCGGCTGCACGACGTACTTCTCTTCGCCAGTTTCAGGGTCAATTGTCTTGACGCCCTCTGCGACCTTGTCGAGCCACTCAGTGAGCCTGTGAGCGTTTCCGTCAACGAACTGTGCTATGGCCTGCCGCGCATCAGATGTCGCCTTGTTGGGGCTTCCTGATGGCCTGCCGGGGCCTTTCTTCGGGAGGTTGCTCATAACCCCCTCCGAATATTCTCAGTTTGTTTATTTTGGTTGTTAGTGGTTACTAACGTATGTGATGACATATCCCAGTCCTCCGTCGCGCAGTCTTTTCAGCGCAAGCGGAGTGTACAGCGTGACTGGGATATTTGTGAAGGGTCAAGCTTGCCAACCTTCTAAGCGGTGGTTCTTTGTTGCCCACTGAAGAGCTTCAATGAGCTTGGGGTAGCCATCCATTGGGATGTGCTCTGGGTCTTTGTCGCTCGAGATCAGGACTACGCTTACACCGTTTAGCAGCGCTTCGTTGTGTGCGTCGATCCACCATTGTGGGGCGTCGGCCTTACTCTGCTTCTGTTTGTGGTTAGGGCTCATCTTTTCTCGCCTCCATCATCGCGTCGGCCATGCGGTATGCGCCTTCAGCGTAGTACATCAGTTCGTATTCGATCGCCACTGGATCGTCATCCGACAGCATCGCTTGCATCGGCTTATGGTTCCATGCTTGGCTGGTCAGCATGGCTTGCATAGCCTTAGCCGCGAAGTAATCGCGCAAGTCCATCCCATTGTTGTAGTCAATTGGATTGGTTATTGGAAATGCCTTTTGGTTACTCATGATCGCTCCTTAATATTCTGTGCTCGGCCCATGTGCGCCAAGCTTTCATTTCGCTGTTCTCTTGCTTTAGGCGATCTATCTCGCCCTTCTGGTGGTTCATGATGCTGGTTGCCCGTTCAATCCAGTCCACGACCGCTGTAGGCATCGCGTACTGCTGTTCCGGGGCCATCGGCGCGATAGTGGGCACCTTCTTGGCCGCGGGCTTCTTAGTGGTTTTCTTCGTCGCCATGTCGTCTCCCTTAATCCTTTCTGGCCAGAATGTCCTGCAGCCCTTCAATCAGTGCCGCGGCTTGGCCTTGGGTCAACTTGCAACTGGCGTGGCCACCGTGGAAATGTAAGCCAAGAAAAACATTTTGATCGCAGTCGCTCAACATGATTGTGCGGTACTCGTCGCATGTGTCGATACGGATGTGTAGGTCTTCAGTCGTTTTCATAATTTCTCCCTTGTGTGGTTTTAATCGGGGCCGAAGCCCCGGTTTTCTTACGCGTTGCGATCTGCGAATGCACGCTGCATCTCGATACCCTGAGCCTGATACTCCTCAGAGCCGTAAGCTGGATCAACCTCGACCCAATACGCCCAATCAACGCCCTTACCAGCAGCGAGAGCGGCGTTTACACGAGCCGCCAGACGCTCGACCTTGGCTGTCGCTTCTTCGCGCATATCAGGAAAATAGGACTCGCCAGTCTCTTCGCAAACCAGCATCTCGGTGGTGCGAAACGTAGCAACGTGACGGAAACGGGTGCCACGGGCGTTCTCGATCAGAACGTAAAATGCTTCAGCGATAAAGCTATCACCATCGCTGGTGCGACCTGCGTCGAACAAGTCAGAAACTGAGAAGGCGGTGTAAGTTGCGTTCATGTTTATCTCCGGTTAAACCCGCTCTGTTGCGGTAGGCGAATTCTAACACGGAGTTAGATTCTAGAGTCAACATCTTTTTTCAATGTTTTGTTGGCTTGTCAGGATAGCAAGTCATCACGCCGCCCTGTGCCTTGTCGATCGCCTTCCATGCTGCCATCTCAGCCTCGCCGTCTTTTATCTTTTCGACAAGCGTAGTGGTGATAGCCTCGACAATCAGCGTGCGGCCTGCCGGGTGCATCATCAGCATGGCCTTGGCCAGCAAACTGGTGCCAAGGTTGATCATCACGCTGCCAACCCCATCCTCCCCAAGGTCGTCGTGAAGCCGGTATAGGCGCTCGTTGACCATCCCTTCCATCTCGAATGAAGCGTCGACAATCGCCTGTATTTTTTCTTTCTTGTTCATTTGTTATCCCTCACATTGGGTGCCAGACATACATTTCAAAGATCACCGCGACCACGCCAATGATCGCGACTATGAACAGATCGATCAGTTCCCAGTCGTCCATCACTGCCTCTGGCTCGGTATGCGGTTCAGAATGGCCTCTGCGGCGTCTTTGAGGGCCGTTGCTACCTCACCCTCATCCTCTTCCGCGGAAAGCGCCTTGACGACGTCTGCGCAGGCCTCACGCTCGATCAGGATTGCCCGCTTCGTGGTCTCGATCGCTACCGTCATGATCTCGGCCTTGGCGATCGTCACCGCGTCGTCGAACTCCTGCTGCGTGAATAGCTGGACCGCGCCGCTGCCGCTTAGAATCTGCCGCGCAAGTCCGCTCAGTTCTTTTTTCTCAGTCATTTGATCCTCTGCACTTTGGCCTGTCTCATCACGTTCTCGTACTCTTGGCGCTCGGCCACCGTCAGGTGCCGCATCGGTAGCTCTTGGTAATACTTCCACTTCGCCCTGATGGAAGGCATCTCGCTCGGCGGCACCCAGCCCATGTGACGCCACTTGATCGTGACATCAGTCCCTGATGGTGTCCATACATATTCTGTGCTCATGTCATCCTCCTTAAATGCGGTATACGCCAAGTTCACCCGGGTTGATCCACTCTGAGAACAGCCCGTACTTTCTCAGCACTTCGTCGATCTTCGGGTTGACGCCGAAGTTCCAGTCCTCGCGCATGTACTGGTAGTAGTCGCACCACTGGTCGGATTCTGACTCTTCTGCGCTGATCTGGAAACGGCCATCCATGTCGTCGCGGACGTAGACTGGCACGCCAAGTTTTTTAAGGGCCTCGTAGGCATAGCGAAATTCACGTTTCATGTCGGTCTCCTGAAGGCCGGGTTTCCCCGGCCAGATAAATTAGAAGCTGTAGTCGTGGTACTTGTCGCGCTCACCCAATAGCAAGTGGCAACCGCCTGCCTTGACGATACGGTTAGTCTCAGGGTTGATGTACGAGTAAACCCACTTACCCTTTTTGTTCTTGCGGAAGATGCGTGTCATGCCTTGCTCGTTGCGAACGAACTCATACTGCTGAGACTCGCTCATGCCGTTGCTGTCCGTCCGAATGAAGTCATCGTCCTGAACCACGATGTACCGCTTTTTCATGTTGACCTCGATCACAGTCGCCGGGCTGCGGTCAGACCAGTACAGCACCGTCGCAGCCATGCCGACGTGGGGCTCCGGGCCGAAGCCCGAGTTAGCCATAACGTGATTGATCAAGCTGCCAGTTTCGGTTCCTAATTTCATGATCGCCTCCTGATTAAACGGTTGGGGACACTTTGATGACTGCCACGGCGTCGCCGCGGAAGCTGTCGAGTTGCTCTTCCGTGATGCCGAAGGCCTTGCACAGTGCTTCCATGTCGACCGAGCCCTTGCGCTGCTCGATGGTGACGCGTACACCGTATTTCTCGCCGCGGAACTTGCCTTCGCCGTACTGGTTGGCGATGCCGTCCTTGAGGGTCTTGCACTTGGCGGTGAGGTCTTTGACCTGACGGTCAAGAACTGCGAGGGTGTCGATGTCGCTAGTCAGCGACTCAACGGTGGCGAGGGCTTGGATGGTGGCTTGAACTTCGGTCATGTCTGTCTCCTAATAAACCTGCAACGTTGCAGTGAACGAATTCTAACACAGAGTTAGATTCTGTCTGCAAGCTTTTTTTATGTTGTATTTTTGCGACAGCTACAAAGTGGAGTTGAACTCCAGTTTTCAAACTATTTGTTAGATAAATGCTTGAAAACGTGCTTGATTGTTATATTTAAGGCATCGTTTTCGTCCATCTTCGCGATGGCCCACGCTCGTTTGTTGCCGTGCCAGCCCATCATCGAGCCCTGATGGCAGGATTTACACAGAGCCACCACGGTGTAGTGATTGCCTTGTTTGATGTGGTGGGCGTCCGAGGGGCCGGGCTGGCCACAAACAGAGCACGGCTGCTCTTTGACCAAATGCACCCAGTCCCGCTCGACCGCGGTCAACTTACCGTTCACATTACCGCCCGGTCCATGACGCGATTAGACGCCTCCGTAGAGCGCCAGCAGTCGATTCTGGCCTGCGCTGAGACCAAACCCCACCGAAGGGTTTCCTCGGCCTCTACAGCGGCCTGTAGGCCCTTTAGGACCTCCACATAGGCATGATCAGAGTACGCCTCCACCTCAGCCGCTGCAGCGGTCTTAGCGCGTCCCTGAGCCATGGCTTCCTTCATCAGCATAGCCTTCTGGCTTTTGCGGTATTCCTCGAGGTAAACCCGGTGAGCTTTAGCCTCTGCGTAAAGCTTTCCGTGGGTGTACAAGTAGTCGACAGCGTCGTTGATATCTTTTTGGCTCATATCTTTAAAAATTCAATCTCGTCTAGTTGCTCTTGCGTTAGATAACTCTCGATCGTGAAAAATTTATCCCCACACTCTTGGCATTTGCGCTTTCGGATAACGTAATTGTCGATGTGTCTGGAGTCATAAATTTTTAAGTCGTTGCTCTCACATTCTGGGCAGTTCATCCTGTTTTTGCCTTTTGTTGCGACGTGTTTCGATAAATGCTTACGGATTTATGTTGTAGGCACGGGCTGCATATCCAACGCTTCATCTTGCCAAAGTGCCGGTACACGCCACCGGTTTCAACGCGGTCGGATTGGCACGACGTGCAGAATCGGCGCTTGATGTGCGTGTCAGGGTGTAGCTCGATAGTCTCTGTCATGGGTTTTTCTCCTGCATCGTGCGGCGCTCGGCTTCCATTTCACGCAAGTCCATGGCTACGTCAGCTACTCCATGCCAGTCGGCACGAGCAATCATTACCTGTAGGTAATCAATCAAAATATTTCGTTGCGTTTCTTGATTAGAATAATCTTTCATGTGTTCTTCTCCTTTAGTTTGGCTTCAATTGCGCGTAAACCGCTTAACATTTCTTCTCTAGCGAAATGGTGAATTTTCTTTAAGTCTTCACTCATGTTGCTGTACGCAGAATCTGGAATGCGGTTTGGCGCATAGGTATCCAGCATTTCCTGATCCGTCAGCCCCTGCCATTCTTTCTTTTTGTACAGAGGCGTGACAGACAGCCCAGCTTTTGTAGCCGCTTCAATTCTGCCAACCTCTAACACTGGGTCAAGTATCCAAACATCACCATCTTCATTTACAACTTCTACCCAAGAATGCTGCATAAAAGTTAGTTTAATTCCGTTATCTTGAGTCATTGCCACTACACTTCCTGCCTCCCATTCAAAACTTTTTTTTGCTGACTCAGTCATGGCATACCCCTTTTTGTGGATAGTAGAAACGGACTGCAACGAATACACATCATGCAACGCCCGCAAATCAGAACAAAACTTCTCTCGCTCTGCTGCTGCGACTAGCTTAGCGAACTTAAACCACTCGGCTGGGACAATAATGTTTGGGCATCCCGCTTCATAGGCCAACCGAACAACTTCGCTGCGCTTCATGTGTTCTTCTCCTATAAATAAAGGAATGCAATCACCGCCAGTGCAGCGCCTGCGATTGCTCCCATGATTGCGCAGATAATCAGAATCCATTCAGTCGCATTTAGGTTCATGTCCCATACCTCGCTATCAATGCAGCATCGGCATACGCTTGGCCTTTACCCTTGCTATCGAGTTCGTGCCACCATGGCCACAGTTGAATCGCCCGGGTTCTTGCAGCGTCCTTGTCCTGCCCGATCAGCCCTGCAGCCTTCTTCCATGCCTGCGGTGTCACTAGCGTGTGAGGAAACAACAGAGCACCAATGACGCCCATCACTGTACCGGTAGAGTGCCCAAAGTTAAACATCGACGAAACACCCTGCCCGGGCATCGCACCGACCAGTTCAACGTACACATGGTCAGGCTTCGATGCAGCCATAAAGTCCGCCAGTGCAGATGCATTCACTCGAGACGCCGAGCCCACCTTCACTGACGGCATCAGCATCCACTCGATCGGCTTGCCGTCTTCCAGCATCACGATTGCGCCAGAGACGCCCGGGTCAATCCCGATCACTCTCATGCCATCTCCTGCGGATAAGTCAGTTCCTCGAGACGACTCATCTCGTCATGGAAGTTTCTCTTCAACGCATTTAACGCGACCATAGAATGGCCGCTACGCCCGTGGTACAGCACCACGATAAGATCGCATACAGGCATGTTGTCGATCTCAGCGTAGGAATAACTTTCGATCGCCGTCGGGTCGAGCTTTGACTTCTCTTCCTGAAACAACCATCCTGCGAATAAATGTGCCGTGTTCATTTTTTTCCTTTCAACTTAAATTTGTTACAGCGCTGCAGCATGAACCGCAACTGGGACGTAGGACGCCCATGCTTGTCAAGAATCGCGGTACACTTTTTGTCCTTGTAGTACTCGCACTCGAAACAGACCCTGCGGTCGTCCCAGCCTTCCATGTCACGGATAAACATTTGGTCTGCGAGATCGTAGGCTTCATCTTTGGTGAGACCCTCTTTGATGAAGGTCTCACGCCGGCGATGAAATCGATCAAGGTGATCAACGAGTGCCGGGTCCATCAATCCGTTTCCACAGGATAGTTGATCTCGATGTACCGCAGCCAGTTAAAAACATCACTGGTGGCGATCAGGTCGCCACGGCTGCCGTCCGACTGAATCGGGTCAAACTTCGACGACAGCAGGTATTCGCGGAATTCTTGCACGCGCTCTGCGCGGCTGATCTGCTGGTGCTTCAGGTCTGCTACTTCAGTCTCTAGCTTGTGAATGTAGTTCATGGGACTCTCCTCAAACCACGACGTTGTGGCAAAGAGAGTCTAACAGAGAATTAGATTGTGCTGTCAACTATTTTGATGGTCGATGTATCCCGGTCGATCACCATCTCACCTTCGCACACGATGTTCCAGTCCTCCGATGCCTTCTCTTTTTCACTCCGGCTCGGGACGTTGATCTCGACATGCTTGGCGAGATACTCTTTCTTTTCTGCAAACACCCGCCAAGCATGCTCTTCCGTGCCCCGTCCGGGCTGGCCCCGGGATTTGTTGAACCGTATACGGAATTTCATATTATTTCAGGCCCTTCAGTCTGAGTTGGGTTCACCGCCACCGATAGGTTCATATGCACAAACCGGCACGGGTCCCGGCTCAGGTTTTTGGTCAATGAATGCGGTAGCCACGCGTTGGTAAAGATCAGCGTCCCGGGCTCCGGGCTAAACAAAATCTGGTGGGACGCCGAGGTGATCTCGGTCGACTCTTCCTCGGGCAAATTGGTGATCACCTTCGCCGCCCGGGGATCGTGAATCGCAAACTTGCAGCCGTCCTTGGGAACATCCAAAAAGTAGAACGCGCTGATCTGGGCACCGCGGCCATGGATGTGCGTTTCCATCGACGACATCATCCCATGTTCCTGCGTCCACATTTCCGAAAAGTAGGTCACAAGGTCCTTCATCGCGTAACCCTGCGAATGGAGGATATTCCACGCGGTCTGAGAGACGTACTGAGAGAAGTTTTGAACGTCCGGCTCATGGCTGTAGTTCGCCGTCATGCTGATGTAGCTGGGCTCCTGATGCTCCCGAGCCGCCTCCAGATACCGATCTGACACCTTCCGCACCGGCTCTAAAAACTCTTCTTTCTTGACCATGTACACCGGGCAAGCAAAGTAGTGGGTCTCGTTCAGCGGATCCATTCATCCTCCCTGTTGATCTTAAAAGTCTAACACTTAGTTATTGTTTTTGACAAAAAAAAAGGCCGCCCGGGCCTCTTACTACTCTTTACTTAATTTCACCCAAAGACCCCCCCTACCCCACGGAAGGGTAAGGAAGGAGGAAGGTTTCACCCCACATAAAGTGGATCGTCATGCTACGGATTGGATACCGTATGCCCCCGGACTTGACGATGCGACCAGTCCCACGGATTTTTTAGGATCTGCCCCCGCTCACTAACTTCGTGGCTTACCGTGTAGCGGTTTCCTTCCGAGCAGCCCCACTTGCGGCCCCTACTATCGTGCGGAGTACGGTCACCGGAAAAGAAAAACCCTCAAGGCTTGGCTCTCCGTGTGTCAGGCACGTCCCCACTGAAGGGGTGAGAACCAAAGCTTGAGGGCTTCGGTGTTTGTCGCCGCCTGACACAGTGACGGGCGCAGTGTAAGGCAGGAAAAAATTCTTTGCAAGCAAATCATGCTGGGTGTGCAGACCGGCCCGGCGCTCGGTCCATTTAACTGCTGCACTCAGTGGAGATCAACAGTATACCGCTGCTTCGCTCCGGCATTTCATGATCTTTGACACCACCTCAAACAATCCCTTTTCGAAGTGCAGATCGTTCGCGTCCCAGCCCACCTGCTCAGCCATCACCCACGGCAAGCCAGTCTGCGTCGCCGCCTTCTCACCGGCTTTTGACTCGTCGTTATCAGCAAAGATTAGCCGCTTGCCGGGTATCTGATCGGCCACCTGAATCAGGTTCGTGGCGCTAAACGTCACCACCACCGCTGCCGGGTTCCCAATGCTACGCAGAGCGTTGCGCACACTCAGCCCGGTGGCATAGCCCTCGACTAGCCACGTCTCTTCGGTGTTGCGGTTTCCTAGATATAGAACTGCGTTTTTCGCCTGCATGCCGTAAAGCATCTTCTTTTCGTACTTCCGAGCTTGCGGGTCCCAGTAAATCGACTGGTAACCCTGCAGTTTGTTGGTCCGCACGTTGCGCATCGGGATCAGCAGCTTGTCCTCGAGCACCAGCCCCTTTTCCTCCGGGAAGCCCTTGATCTTCAGGTAGATGTGCTCAGACAGCTTTGCAGCCCTCAAGGTGGCTTCTGCCTGCACGCAGGCCTGTTGATACCGCTTCTCTTGATCGGAGGCCGTAGCGGCCCGTTTAGAGGCCCACAGGCGCTTTTCTTCGTCAGTCCATGGTTTGGCATTCTTGTCTTGCCACCAGATCACCCTAGCCTCTCCTGACCAGTCCATGACCCACCCACGTTCACCGTTCCAAAAATAGGCACCGTTGCCAGACCGCGGCTTGTCCACCGTGCCGCAGCGCCTGATCTTGTCCGACGGGTATAGCCGACTCGGGTCGATCTCAACACCGTTCGCCCGGGCAAAGTAGATGAACTCCATCATTTCATCCCCTTTTTATACGCAATGTTCATCTGCCTGATTTTGTTGTAGACGTTCTTGGTAATCTCGACGTTCGGCGCAGAGCTAAACTTCCACTTGGTTTCCTGTCCGGTGATCTGCCGGAATAAATGCCACGCCCGGCCTGACTGCGTGTCAGGCTTACTATGATACCGGGCATAGGTACAGACCTGATTCCACAAATGCTCGGCGTTGTCTGCAAGCTTTTTCTTGTTCTTCCCCTCACCGATAAAAATCTCCGACATCTGGCCCGGGACAGCCACGCTCACTTGCTTGGACAACCTCTCAAAGCCACAGGCCATGCAGCGCTTGTGGAAAGGTTTGTAGCCACACTTCGGGCAACCCTTGACCTCGTGCTCTTCCTGCGTGCGAATCTTCTTATCCAGCTTGTCGCCGTCATCCAGCTTCTCTAGCCCGTTGAAGTAAATGTCGCTGAAGTCTTCGAAGAATCGAACGATGTTCCCAGAGAAGTCCAGCAGGCGGCAGTCTGTCTTCCCAGTCTCAGGCGATGATCGTAAGCCGCGGCCCCACATCTGAATCGCCGTCGACAGACTCTTGCGCAAAGGCCGGGCATCACACACGCAACCCACGTCAGGCACGTCAAAACCCTTGGCCAGCGCTTCTACGCTGATCAGAATCTTCAGGTGACTATCCGGCTTGCGGTACTCGTCCAGCAGTAGCTGGCGCTCTTTGTCGGTGGTCTCGCTGGTAAACATCGCAGCCATGACGCCCGAGTCAATGAACTGCCTGCAGAGTGCCTCGCAGTGCTTGATCGTCGCACCGAAGATGATGGTCTTGCGGTTGTCGCCATAGCGGTGCCAGTCAGCCACCACATCCCCAACAATTTGCAATTCGCGCTCTTCCGCCGCCTTGTCAGTCCACTCGCCGCCCTTGGTCTCAGCGCCTTCCATGTCCGGCTTACGGCAGGAAAAGATGCGCATCGGCACCAGCACGCCGTTCTGTGTGAGATCGTGCATCGTGGTGGCGTTCACCAGATTCGTGAATATCTTGCCGAGCCCCGCGGTAAATGGAGTCGCTGACAGGCCGATTACCGTCGCATCAGTCTCTTTGGCAAAGTCTGTCCATGCCTTGTAGGTGGTGTGCGCTTCATCGACCACCAGCACGTCTACCTGTGGCCAGAACTGCCGCTTGGCGATCGTCTGCACAGACGCAATTTGAAACAACTCCTCGGGACGCCGGCGCCAGTGGTTGGCCTGAATAATCCCGTGCTGGGACATCCCATAACGGTCAGCCACGTCGGACGTTTGGTTGATCAGCGTCGTGCGGTCACACAGGAAGACGGCACGCTTACCGCGCTGGACTGCTTCGTTGCAGACACGCAGGCCGAGATAGGTCTTCCCGGCCCCGGTCGGAGCCATAAGGATTTGGTTCTTATGACCCTGCCGAAAGCCCTGACGCAAGGCCTCGTGTGCCGCAACCTGAAAGTCACGCGGTGGTGGAAATCCATCATTACGCTCACTTGGCGCTAGGACTGCATTCATTTTTTACCTCTCAACTTGTCGTTTTCGTTTTGCAACTTTTTGACCATCTTGACCGCTTCGTTCCGCTCGTTCATCAGACCATTGATTCGGACTGATAGCTGGGCGTTCAGGACGTTCAAACGCTTAATTTCCTGATGAGCAGTAGCTAAGGCATCGTCGGACTCCAAAAGCTTGTGCATAACCTCCTGATCCGCCTGTAAAGCCAGTTGTGCCTCCATGATTTCATCCTCATCTGGCACGGCGCCATCTTGAGGATTTGGCTCTGGGGCAGTCGGTGTTATCACTTCGGTACTAATCGGATTAGTAGTTGCCTCTTCTGCAATTGCTTCTTGAGCCACCTTCTCAGCGTGTTTTATGCGGTTTTTGTTTTGTGCTTCTTTCTTGCTTTGATCGCGCATAGCGGCCACAAAAGGCTGAGACACATCGCAAATTTTGGCAATCTCGTAGTTAGACTTATTTTTCGTTAAAACATGCTCGAAAGCCGCTAGAACGACATTACGTTTGTCTTCGTTCGTCCGGGGTTTCCCGTGACGGCCGTTGACACCAAAAGACAGAACCTGCGCCTCCTCGAGCGTCCCGGGTTTATAGTCAATGTCAATCTCTTTGATATTTAGCAGCTTGTAGGCGTGATACCGGTGAAACCCATCGACCAGCCAGTATGTCGCCCCATCAAATACCGTAAACATTCGTGGGAACTCATCCCCTTCTTTCATGCACTCGAGGTAGGAATACATCAGCTTCTGATCAATCACCAAGCGGCCTTGGGTGCCGCCATCAATCCGAATGTCATCAAGTTTTACTTTTCTCATTATTTTCTCCGCAGATTATTTAAAGATGTCTGGACGTAAGACTTTTGCTGATACCTGTCCTTGTGTCTCCTTTTCTATTTTCCTCGCCAACTCCGGTGACGGACGACGTGCTTTGCGAATTAACAGCCCCAACCATGTCGGAGTAATCCCCAGCTTCTGAGACATGATGCTTTTTGACCCATAAGGCTGCTGTTTAAAGTATTGCCTTAGATTCATACGTTTCCTTTCTGTAGGGTGGGCTACTCGCTGCCTCCATCTACCCTTGACGACTTAGTTAAAAGTCATAGATGGCATCCGCTTTCGCCCATGGAAAATAGTCTAACACAGGATTAGATTCCATGTTATATTCTTTGTACGGCAGAGTTGCCGGGACACAGTTTTCACAGGAGAAATTATGAGCTTTTACGTTGAAGATAAAGGTGGTGAGTTTGAGCGTTGCCCACCCGGAATGCACCTAGCTCGTTGCTATCGCATTGTTGATTTGGGAACACAGAAGTCCGAGTACATGGGGCAGGCTAAGTTCCTGCACAAAATCCAGCTTTCTTGGGAAATCCACGGCAGCGACGACAATGGCCAGCCGCTGAAAATGAACGATGGTCGACCCTTTGCCATTTTCAAAAACTACACCCTAAGCTGGAGTGAGAAAGCTAACCTGCGACTCGACCTGCAGTCGTGGCGTGGCAAACCGTTCTCGCAGGAAGAGATGCGCAAGTTTGATCTCAATAAGATTTTAGGCCAGTGGTGCATGCTTAACGTGATCGAGCGCGAAGGCCAGAACGGCAAAACCTACGCCAACATCAATGGCGTCACCCCGGTGCCTAGCGTGATCAAGCAAAACGGGTTGCCAGAAGGCGTGAACAAACTCGAGGTGTTCAACCTCAAAGAGCCCGACATGGCAATCTTCGAGGGTTTTTCAGAGCACCTGAAGACCAAGATCACCAGCAGCCCGGAGTGGGCAAAGATCGCTAACAAGCCATCGGTGCAGACGTTCTCTGACGAACCGCACGAAGACCCGATCCCATTTTGAGGTAGACCATGACTACAATCATTGCTCGATCTGCTGAATCAGTGCACTGGTATCGCCAAGACGGCGGTCCTCAGTACACCGTGAAAGCAAAAGACGGCTCAGACCGTCCTACGACGCTCAGGGACGCCAGAAAAATGAATCTGGTGCCCAGTGTCACCACCATCCTAAAAATCGCCGCAAAGCCCGGTTTAGAGCAATGGAAGCTGGAGCAAATGCTTCTGTCTGCCCTGACTCTACCCAAGGCCCCGGACGAGCCCGAGAAGACGTATATCGCCCGGATTGTTGCCGACTCCAAAGAGACAGGTAAAGCAGCAGCCGAAGCCGGTACGCGTATCCACGAGTCAATCGAATCGTGGTTCAGCGGCGTCAAGGACGTCGAGCACAAGGAAACCGCGATAGCGTTCGAGCAGGCGATCTCGGAGCACTTCAAGACCGACAGCAGTCAACAGTGGCTCGTCGAGCGATCGTTTGCCGACCCCATGGGGTTTGGTGGAAAGGTCGACATGTACGCCGGCCCTAGCCTGACAGTTCCTCTAGGGATCGTCATCGATACCAAGTCAAAAGACTTTGGCCCCGACGATAAGGTCGACGTGTATGACGAACACTTGATGCAGCTTGCCGCCTACCGCTATGGTCTTGGCGTCCCGTTTGCACGCTGCGCAAACGTCTTTGTATCGCGCACGCACCCCGGGCTCGTCAAGGTGATCGAATGGACTGAGCACGATCTACAGAACGGGTGGGAGATGTTCCAGTGTCTTCTGAAGTTCTGGCAACTCAAAAATCAATTTAACAATGAGGTGAAACATGTCTGAAATTAAACCGCTGATTCTGACCCAGCAAGAGGTCAACGAAGCTTTTATCAACGCCAATCTGGAAGAGGATTACAACTTCCTTCAGGACGACTTGATGAAGCTTGCAGAAGCTTTTATCAACACCGCCAAGCCGAAGCTGGCCAAGATGGAACGCGACGAGTGCATCGAGGTCGCCCGTAGCGTCAACCACTTGGTAGCGGAGCGCATCGAGCAAGTGCGAGGCAAATAATGTGGTTCATGGTCTTTTTGCTCTTGAAGGCAATCATCATCATTACATTGCTCTCAAGATAAAAAACCCCCGCACTAGGCGGGGGCAAGGGAGCGACTGAAAGTCACTGCGAAGAAACTAAGGCCCGGTGTAATTTCCCATCGGGTCAAACATGGATTCGTATAGCTTATATTCCTCTGGATGTTTCTGTAGACGCTTTAGGCGATCACTTGCCATCAAGTACAAGGGTGCTGCGCCGGCTGCTGCAGGCAACGCACCCATCGATGGTAAAAACATCGACGCAAGACCAGCAAGACCACCTGTACCACTGATGGTGGCACCAGTCTTGTCACCACCATAATAACGATTGTAAACATCAGCCGCTGTAGCTCCAGTGCCTAACCCGGCCAACGCACCACCTACCGGGTATTTCAACAGGGCACCAGCGTACCTCGCTGCTGTTGGAAAACGTGATGACGGTTTAGCAGATGCTGGCTTTGGTTCCGGCGGAGGTGGTGGTGTCTTGGCTCCGATCTCGGGACCGAGAATCACACCGCCGCGAATCTCTCCACCAGCAAACGGACCGCCTTTTGGACCCACCGCTTCAGCCAATTGCTTACCAAGGTCTAACGACTGCTTGTTCATCTGAGCATTTGGAACGTCGACGCCCGTCAAAGCTCTTTGCCATTTTTCGCCACCGTAAGTCTTTGGCTCACCTAACGTGGGCTCAAGCCGTCCTGTTGATGACATTCTTGCAGGCGTTTCACCAAAAATAGGCTCTGAACGTCTTGAAAGCGCTTCCTGCAACTGGTTAAAGGCGTCGATCTTGGCTTTGAGGGTTGCGTATGCTGTACCAGAACCAGCGCCCAAACCAGCCCCTGCAATCGCAGACATTGGGACTGACAGTTCACGCTTCTTCGGTTCTTCTTTACGTTCTGCCACCTTCGCCAAAGGCTTACCCTCACTCGGAACGTCTGGCACTTTGGCTTCTTCAGTTTTTGCAGGCTCCTCTGCGGGTGGCTCTTCCTTGGCACCAGCAAAATTAACCTGTGGCAGCTTCCCACCAGAAAAATCGGCGATCTTCAAAACGTGATCCAAAGTTTCATCTGGAAGGTCTTGCTCATTACCAGTCTTCAGAAACTTGGTGCCGGGGCCTGCGTTGTACCCCATCAGCACCTTGTACGGATCGTTACCGATGTTTTTGTTTTGGGTCAATTGCTTGATCAGCTTGATACCGCCACGAATATTTTGATCGACATCGTTGGGATCGACATCCAGCCCTTTTGCTGTGTTTGGCAACAACTGCATGACACCGATCGCACCCTTCTTTGATATGGCTTTTGGATTAAATCCACTTTCCTGCATGACCATAGCAAGCACAAAGTCAGGGTTGATGCCCTGACGTTGCGCCTCAGCAGCAACTTTTTCTGCTATGGCTAACTGATCATCACTAAGCTTGGAAAAATCCATATGTCATCTCACGGTTGTGAAGGGCGTCGACGTTCTCTTTCTTTTCTCAATCGATCAAGCAATGTGCCGCCACCCTCGGGTTTGGCTGCAGCCTTCGGCTCTGCTCCCGGCACTGGTGCTGTCGTTACAGAATCAGGCGGGAATGGTGTTCGTTTCTCTTCCGGGAAAAACCACGACGGCGTTGTCTCAAGCGCATTCTGAGATGCCAACTGTTGGCGCAGGCTACGAGTTTGGTTTCTGAATTTACGCAGTTCGCCAGTGTCCATTAAATCAGCATCAGTCAGCCCTTTTTGGCGACGCAAATGATGCATCTCAATGTCTCGATAGGCATTCAATCCAAGTTGGTCGATGATCCCAACAAAACCAGCTTGTGAATTCATCAGACTAGGCGAACGCTGAGAATTCAACAAACTCGCGGCATCAGTCGGATTATTCAGAGTGCCGCGCAGTCGTGTTTCAACCTCAGCAATACCTTTGACAAGCTTGTCAAATTTGGCTTTTGTAGCCTCGTCGACATTACTTAGTTCTGCCAACTTTGTAGCCACAAGACCTTTAACGGCATTATTCGTATTGCCGGGATTTTCTTCCATGAAAGCACGAAGCTGTGAAAACAAATCACCATCGCGGAACAAAGCAAAAACTGGCTTTAGACTTGGATCAGTCGCCAGTGTACGAAGGCTTACAAGCTCGTCGAGTACATCATGAGAACGCTCGGCGTTCATCGCAGAAACCTGACCTTCTTTCATGCCTTGCTGAAGCTGTTCATACCCAGCCTTGGCGATCGCTTCTTGGCGCTGCGGGAAAGTCATTCCATTCCAAGACGCAGGACTAATGCCCTTGGGACGACCGTTGTTTACTTGATCGATGTAGTCCTTTTGCTTCTCTTCCGGGATTGCAATCCCTTTGTAAGTCGGATCGGTAATGATCAAAGAAGGGTTCTTTTGCAAAGCTTCTTGCAGTTCGAGACCAAATTCAGTTTCTGCACGGCGTTCCACCGATAAAGCAATCCGCTTTTCAATCGATTTGGCAATTGGCGACTCAGTGTCAAGCGCAAGAATCTTACGAAGTTCGTCTGGGTCATTTTTCTTTTGAGCATCGTATTCAGTGATTGCACGCTCTTGCGCAGTTCTTTGAGCCAAACCATATCGACCTGCCGCCACCTCAGCACGCATCCGGGCAATCGTCGGAGCAATCGCACGCTGGGCTTCAACGTCTTCTCCCATGGCTTCAGAGGCAGAACCAAGAGACGCAAGAAAGCCACCCAGTTGTGGTTTGGCAAAACCTGCTGCGATTTTGAACCAGTTTGGCTTTGAGTAACGCTCTTCCAGCGCTTTTATTAAATCTTCGTTCGCCTGTAGTGCCGATTCGTGAGCCTGCTTAATTTCAGGAATTTCCATCCCAGCAGGGTTGAGCGTTTTGACATCAAAGGGAGGCTTGATATCAAACGCTGGTGGCATTACCTTTTCAATTGGTCTATCAGCCATGGGTCAACCTTTCTTGTAAGGCAAAGCGCCTCGTGAACGAGTGGAATAGCAACCCATACCACCGGCAGTAACATTCCCACCCCGAGCATACATAGACGAGCAGCAGGAGCAGCAGCCCGATCCAATAGCCGGTGTAGCACTAATCAATCCGCCATTCGCAGCGTACACATCTCCGCCTGTTGGAAAATCGCCAATATCAAAGATGTTTCCAGCACCACTGCCACCTTTTCCAAATATGTTGCCGATGCCTTTGAATATGTTTTGTACGCCGCTACTAAACTCTGGAAACTTTTCCATAGCGCCGAGAGCGCCAGAACCTATCGCACCTAGTGCAGAGAATGGCGACATGCACAGTGTCGTCTTGACGCTGGTCGGAACCTGATAACCCTGTAGTAGGCTAGATAGCGTCTGTAGCTTGGCCAGCGGATAGTTCTGCTCGTTCTGAAGAATGGATTGTTGTTGACCACCCAGCGTTGCCAGCGCGTTGATGCACGCCAGATTCGCTGCCGCAGCCTGCTGACCCAGCGTACCCATCGCTTGACCTGCTGCAGTACGCGCCTGCGCTTCTCTCGCCGCCGCGCAACCTGCTGTCTGAGCCGCAGTGAGGTTTGCCAAGTTCTGCGCCTTCTGCGCTTCTGCAACCTGCTGTGCCAAATTACCCAACGCCTGCTGTTTTGTCTGCGCAGCACCTAGTGCCTGACCGTAGCCGGTGTTCAGCATCTGCGCGATCTGAGAGTTCAAATCCTGCTGTGCTTGCTGCTGAACCTGACCCAACACTTGAGCACCACGCTGCGACCCGAACTGCCCTGAGCCCACTGCAGCCGCGGTAGCCATTGGCGACAGATTCTGACGAATGTTGCGCTGGGCGATGTCCGACATCGACTGCACTGCGCTCTTGATGTACGGGCTCATGTAAGTGCTGGCCACGCAACCTAAGTTCAGCCCGGCTGCTTGGCAGATCATCGGTCTTGCCGCACACAGAGGGCTGGCGCTTGTGCCTGCCTGCAAGTAGGGTGTGGCCGCACCAGCAATGTTCTGCCCGGCAGCTTGTCCTACATACTGCTGGCCTGTTTGGAATGTTGGCTGATACTGCCCAAAGTTTTGGCAAGCTTTCTGGAATGCCTGCGTTTGAAGCGGCTGGGCTCCTATGAACTGTGCCTGACACGCTGCTGTCTTACCTTGACTCGCAAGGTTAGTCAAATAGTCCGTATAAAACGATGGCGCTTCTGTGGCCTTCGTTTGGGATGATTGCAGCGCATCTGAAAGTAAGCTTGGCATTGTTAACCTCTCGTTTTACCGATATAGGCCAATGGTGACTTGGCCTTTGGTGGAATTTTGTCTAGTGGAGCCGCACGTTTGTGAGCCCGTAATTTTTCGCGCAACCCGTCCAAAATCTCCGCACCACGCTTATTGTCGCCTCCTCCGAGCGCCGTGACAAATGCTGCCGGGAAAACATATTCCCCGTCAGCGATCTTAGCTGGGACGACCTTACCGTCTGCCACATCTTTGTGTGGGACTTGAGTCCTGAATCCGTCCAGAACCTTGCGCCCAGCCTTGCTGGAGCCGTCACCAAGCGATGAGACTGTCTCTGCGTCCATGACGTAGTCGCCATCGTGCAGCATGGCCGGGATGTCGTCAGACTGCCCAGTACCACCACCGTCCGCATAGTAGCCAGTCAAGCCAGTGATGAACTCAGGGTTGTGGCCATCAGGAGCCGCCTTTTCGTATTTCTGAGGCAAACCGCCGGAGGCCATGCCGCCGATATTCCCTTGGCAGGATATATTCTGCAAGATTTGACGTAGTTCCAATGGTGTAATCACATTTTTCTTCTTTGTTCCGGCTGTTTGCAAAATGTCTGCTGATTTGCAGTCGTAAAATTTCGGAGCGTCCTTGCAGATATCATAAATATTCTGCAATTCGACACTCGCCCCATCAGCAAAAGCTAACCCGCCCTGTGCGTAGTTTATTGGCTTCAGAACAGCAGCGCCTAGTGGGCCAGTCTGAGGACCTCCTCGGGTATTGAGTAAGACAGCCATTGTGTCTAACCAGTCTTGGTCGATGCCGCAGATACATACATCAGGCGATTGTTTTTTCTTCTCCTTTTTCTTGCCGCCTCCGCCGCCGCCTCCGCCTCCACCACCACCGACTACAGTATCGCACCCAAGAATTGATCCGATTACAGCGCCGATTGCAGTACCAATAGCCGTACCCGGGCCTACTCCGGGTCCTGCCCCGGGCCCTGCCCCGGGCCCTGCTCCGGGCCCTGCTCCGGGTCCTGCTCCCGGTCCTGCTCCGGGTCCTGCCCCCGGTCCTGCTCCCGGCCCTGCTCCCGGCCCTGCTCCGGGTCCTGCCCCCGGTCCTGCTCCCGGTCCTGCTCCCGGCCCTGCTCCGGGTCCCGGTCCCAATGCTTCTCCGCCTGCATCACCAACCTTAACGCCTGCGCCTGTCTCAGCACCCGCGCTGCTGCCAACTTTAGAACCAAGCGGATATGGCCCTTCCGTCCCAGTCGCGCCGGGATAGGTCATGCCAAGCCCACCAGAAGCGCCCGGACCGATAGTCAGTGGGCCAGTTCCTGATGCAAGTACGATGTCTGCATTGCTGCACGCTTCTGTACTACCACCACCCGGAAGAGCACCAGAGCCAGCTTTGCCTCCGCCACCGCCAGCGTCACCACCGCCACCGGTTAAGCCACCTCCACCTCCACCGCCACCACCTCCCCCTCCACCACCTCCGCCGCCCCCGGCACCGCCGGTTGCGCCTTGGTCGCGAATTCTGTTTAGATCAAAATTTACAGCCTGCTCGAGGTTAGAACCCTTCGTATCTGCTTTGGCAGTGTCAGCTTCAACTTTAGACTTCTCAAATTTATCTTCCTTGTCTTCGGTCGGCTCAACTTTAACCTTGGTTTTTTCTACTTCTTTATCGGCGTCCTCGACAAACTTCTTTGCTTCTTCGACTTCGTGCTTGTAATATTTTTTTACGATCTCAGCAGGGTCTACCTGATAAGATCGGGCGGCCATGTCGATAGCACGGGCTTTGCTGATCGCCTTGTCAGCCTTCTCGTTTCTTTCGTCTCTTTGCCACGTTTCAATTTCGCCCAAATCGACTAATCGATCATTCTCTTGCTTATAGGCTTTAAGTTCTGCTTCAATTGCAGCCGGCGGCTTACCAAAATCGGTCGCAATGATGGTCCAAGCGTTTGGATCGGGCGGTTTGTCAGAAAAACCACTTGCTCCTCCACCGAGCAGTGACTTGTACGGTGAATTAGGGTCTGGAGTTCCGATACCAAACAGTGAGCGAATCTCTAATTCTCGCTTCGGTGTACCAATGGTATTGTCCAAAATGCTTAATGGGGACTGATTGCGACCTTTTAAATCAATGCTGCCATTAATAGTAATGGTTCCATCGGCGTTAGTAACTATTTCAGGTTCATTTACTGTAGGTAGATTGCCAGTACCGCCAAATTCAATGCGCAAATTTCCCTTGTCGTCGTAATATGCTTTCAGACCGCTTGGGTCAATACCTTCATTTTTTAATTCGTTTTCAAGTTTTTTCATGTCAAGTCCGGCAAGTGCAGGACCAACTTGCTTGCCCACTCCGGGAGTCACACCTTCTGAGAACGCTTCTTCAATTTGCTTGTAGCGGTTGTTTGAAAAGATGTCTTCAATACCCTGACGGGTGTCGCCCATGTCAGCGATAAGATTTTTTGCTACATCGTCACCGCCAATAAGGCTGCGAGTTACCGAGTCTGCAGCATTGGCTGCATATATCGTCGCCTTGTCAAAATCCGCTTTCTTTAAGTCTTTTGAGAAGTCGCCGACTAACTGCTTGGCTTTAGTACCTGCGAAATTCGCAGCTAGAGTCTGGGCAAAAACTTGAAGGGCATCTTGCCGACCAATCAACGCCGCATTTATACCGCCGGCAAGTGAGCCCGATATGATGTTGGACACCTGCTCGGATGTCATCCCAGCGGCTTGTGCTAGTTGTCCGATACGAGTAGCACCCAAGACTTCATCGCCAGAACCAAGAATATTTGCAGCCACTGTCGGTGCGTAGTAGCCCGCCGCGCCACCCACGCCTTGCGTGATCGCACCTTTGATGGGGTCGGCTCCAACTAGCGCGGCAGATGCAGCACCATAGATCGCATTACCGACTATAGCGGCACTGGCACCCTTCAAGCTTAGTGCTTGACCAATCGCAGTGCCAACGGTCGGGAACATGAATGAGATGATCGCGGGGACAAATGCCAACAACCCCGGGTCTTTGTTCACCATCTCTGCATTGAAGTAACTTGGATCGCCCGTTGGCACTAACTTATCGTTGTATGCACGGTAGAGCACCGACGCGTGGTTACCAGTCACATCGTCACGTTTAATCGCCGCATCAGCCTTACCCGTTCCTGCGGCTCCCGTCACACGATAAAAGTCTTTTGTGGCCGAAGACAGAGCATCGTACAAAGCATCTTGATCTAATACTTGCTCCGTGACTTGCTGCCCCAAACCGGATTGCCTAGTGACCGACCTTTTAAAATCATCGACATTCAGACCTACGTTCTTTGCAAGGCCTTCCATGTCGCCTTCATAAATAAAACCCTGACCGTATCGACCGGGAAGCTTATTTACTCCGAATGCAGCAGGACCTTGCGCGTATGCCGAGTTCGACGACGCAGTGTCCCATCCGATGTTGTTATCAGCGCCCTTTTGGTCACCAGTGACGACAGTATTCGCACCCTGTGCGAGGTTGTCTTTCAGAATGTTGTCAACTAACCCGCGATTCAAGATCGGCATACCATTGATGCTGCCGTACTG